AAAAGAGAAAAGAACCACCCCCCCACAAAAAAGCGGGGGGTTTGCCTGTTATTTATTGATTTTTAGCAATTCAGCCAATACCACCAACGGAAAAAGCAAGATACAAATAAGCGTCATTTTCTCAACCTCCTATATTATGCAAATGTAAAGCGGCGGCTTTCCGTTGTACGGGTATATTTCGCGGCTATTTCGGGCGCGTCCTTTTTTAGTGCTGTCGTATCAATCCGGGAGGAAACAACCGCTTTATAACTTGCTTTATGTTCCGTTCCCGTCAAGCTGTCAACGCCTGTTTCCCTCATGTACTGTTTTAGCGCGTCTTTCAATGCGTCAATGTTCGTGGCTATTTCTTCACCCATGCGGATATATTCCGCTAATTCTTTCATAGTGTTGTCAATGTTCATTGTTTACACCTCCACAATTTTTAGAACATGATACCGCCCCAATACGGCATAAATAGCGGACTTATTCGGCGCGTATAGCTCCATAATGCCATAATAGCGGGACTTTACCCAATACACCCGGCAAAATTCACGCAAGGAAAACGCCCACCCGCCAATTTTAATAACGGGGTTTTGCAGTGTTTCCAATGTTGCGGATTGCCTGTAATATTCCTTTATGGCGTTTTTATCGCCGTTTTCGTATGCCGCAATAGCTACAGCAACGCGGGATTTTAACGCGCTTTCAATCGGCACGGGTTCCCAATTCACAAATTGCCAATATTTCATAATTAAACCCCCATTCTAATACATTCATCAAGCGGGATTTTGTACCCGTCAACCCTAAAAAATGCGCTGTCTTTCCCGTTTGCGGGGTAGTAGATTTTGCAACGGTGAAAACGCCGCGCGGCTTTCCCGCCATACCAACAACCCGAAACGCAATAAATAAAATCGTTTATACCGTATTCAATGCCCTTTATTTCAAGCCCATTCAAGCCGCTGTAATATGCAACGCTTTCCCGGCTTTCGCAATACTCCCGTTTATTCATGGCGTGTTACCTCCTTAATAAATGCCCTTGCAAGCTGTTTAAGCTGTTCCCGCTGTTCCTCCCATGCAAGCGAATAATTATAGCGGATTTTTTCCGCGTCCGTTTCGTACCGCTCCCGCAATTCATAGGACGGGCGAATATTTCCGAATGGGGCATAACCTGTTGCAATAGCAACCCCGCCGCCCATATCGTAAATATCAGCCGCCCACCCCTCACGGCGTACCGTGTATGCAACCGGGCTTTCATAATTCAAAAGGTTTTGTAAACCGCAATAGGGAATACAAATAATTGTGTTGTAATTCACCTTGATTGTTTTTTGTGTTGTCTTAAATTTCATTTTGTTTTACCTCCTCAATAATTCGCGGTGCGTCTTGCGTACATTGCTTTTAGACTTTCGGCGGGGGACATATCCGCGCCGCCGTGGGGCTTTTCCTCCACCGGGAGCGCGTCCCACCATTTTTTACCGCCGCCCGAAATGCCGAACATTTCAATAAATGCGTTGATATGGCGCATTGTGGTTGCGCTGTACCCCTCCCACATTCGGACAAATTCGCCGCTTTTATCAATCTTGCAAACGGTAGTATCATAGGATTGTAAAAGCGTTTCCCCGTCCTTTTCAATAACTTTCGCTTTCCCGTAAAAGGATTTTGCGCGGTCATAGCCGCCCGGCGTCAATTCGTAAATTCGCATTTTGTAAACCTCCTATAATCTGTTTTGTGTTGTTTGTTGTCCTGTTGTGATTATAGTATAATTCAGCTTTTCCGAATTGTCAACCCTTTTTTCAATATTTTTTATCTTTTTCGGATTATTTCAAATCCTACTTATTATATAGCGAAATTCACCCCGCGCCGCCGTCCGGCAATGGGGCATTTTGCTTTATTGCAGTAAAGTGTTAATAGGAGCGGGGCAAAATCCCTACAAATCCGTAAAAAATCCGCGCAAAAAGACCGCCCAACGGTGGCGGCAGGTGAGCCGCGCTCCCGCTTGGGCGGTCTGCGTGATAGTCGATAGTCGAAAGTCGTTTGAGAGTCGAGAGTTGTTAGTCGCTCTGAGAGTCGCTGTCAGAGTCGATGAGATAACGCTGTCGAATGTCCTCTGCGTCATAGTCGGAGTCGTTCTGCTGATTGGGAGTCAGCACATATTCGGTCTTGTCTTGATAGCCGTAGTTGTTCTTGCCGAGGAAGATACCCGAAACAGGGTTAATTTTGCCACTGTTCATGTAGGTTTCCCACATATTTTCCAACATTTTATACGCCTTTTTAATGGAGTCGGCTACCTCTCGCGGCAATGCTGTCTTATATCCGGCACTTCCAGTCGGTCTATCATGTGCAATAGCCGTCAATGTCTGTCTGCTCATTCCATTCAGTGCAATAGCCATTCCTGCAACAGTCGGCTTCAAGTCAGCTTTCTCATACAACGCAAAATATTCACCCAATCTCTGAGTGACTGCATTTACATCATTCATATCAATATCCTGCATATTAAACAATGCTATATTGATACTCATAATCTTCGTATTATCTCCCGCTTCGAGCATAAGCCCGTTATCACCAATGACAGGGGAGTTTCCACCACGGGGCTTTTTCTTAATCACCTGCACATCTTTCTCCGTCTTTTTCTCTGCCATTTTCCAATGCACCTCCGTAAAGTCGTATAATCGCGCGAGAGTCCTCTTTCCGAGTCGGAGAGTCCTCTTTTCTTCTTATTCTTCTTACAAGTAAGTAGTTAAAGTAGTTAAAAATCGGGTTTTGCGTGTAACTTCTTATAGTAGGGATTTTCCTATATAGAGGAAGTTACACGCAAAAGCTAAAAAACAACTACTTTTACTACTTCAACTTGACCGTTTTAATCCGATACAGACTATTTTCCAATCTGATTGAGACAAGCCCCTAAAAAGGTCGTTATCCGATTAGGATTAGTTTTTCAAAGACCTGCTCATTTTCGTCTGCAAAACGAAAAGTCGAAAAGATTATTTTTCAATCTTATTCGGATTAGTCTCCTAATGTCGTTTAGGATTATTTTTCAATCCTTTTCGGATAATCGAGCTTTTTCATTTTCGAGCAGGAAAGCCACAAGCATTTGAGACTTCATTTTCCAACTTGCAAGCCACGACAGGAGCGTTCCGTCCAGTATGTGAGAGACGATTTCGTTCGGATTTATGTCTTCAAGCATACCCGCAAGCTCGTCAACCTTTTTCTCATCGTGTTCGGTATAGCCAAGATGGTCGAGCATACCGTGAATCATTTCGTGAAGAAAGTCAGCTTCCATTTTCGCCTGTGCGTTCGGACAGATACGGATAACCAAGTCGGTATAGGAGATTTCGCCGGAGTAATTTACATTACCCAAGTCGAGTTTGTTCGTGATTTCTACACCATAGACCTTTGCACCGATTTTCAGCTTTTCGGGTATCGTCATTTTCTGTACCTCTTTTCTGCGGACTGAATCCGCTCGTAGATATCCTCAAGGGACTCCGTAACCACGATATAATCCTCCTCGCCGCCAGTAAAACAGACGGTATTTCTACCCTGTACGCAGGTGACAGCGGTGACGAGGTTGAGATTTACAAGCACCTGTCCGATAGTCGGGTTTGTAAGCCAAATGAACATTATTACACCTCCTCAATTATCCACATTCAGAATGATACACGGCTTCCAGTATGGGTCATATTCGGCAACCGTTTTCTTCACGAGAGCGTCAAACTCCTCATCAGTGTAATCACCATCGGCAAGAGAGTCCGCGACAGCTTCCTCGAACTCGTCCCTATCGGTGTAGCACATACAGTCGTTGACCGTCTGAGTGCAGTCGAGAAATTCTCCCTTGTACGCCTTGATGTAACTACAACTCATATAGGGATAATCCCCGCTATTGGCTTCCTCGCCCGCAAAGACGAGAAGTGGGAGGGCGGGGTTCTCGCGGATAAGCTGACGCAGTTCATCAGCAGAATGGAGTAGCCCGGTAGGGTGGCGTTCATCGTTTGTCATTCTAATCTCTCCTTATCATCTCTCGCACCCACAAGGGCGGCGAGTTCATTCATAAATTCATTTGCGCGGTCGGTGTCGATAAAAGAGCCGTACACCGTACAGGTGTTGCCTTTTTCTACACAAAGACAGGGCTTTTTCCTGTCGGGGAAGCGGTATGCACCGATTTTCACGCTACCGTCCACGGTCAATACTCTTGACATTATTTGACCTCCTTTAGCGCGGCGGCAAGGCGTAAGCAAATTCCCACATGGTATGCAACGCACCCCTCACCAATGCACGGGTAAAAACACTGTGAGACGAAATCACCCTGTCCCCTTAAAATCGCCTTATGCTCATCGGTATATACTCTGTACGGGCAGGACTTAAAGCGTCCTTTCTCGTCCAAGCAAGAAGCGTTCATTTATACTACCTCCTTGAGCTTCAAGCCCCAATAAATCATAAATCCACTGGAAGTCGATTTGCGGTCAAACCATTCGGGGTGACGCTCCATTTCAGAATTGAACTTCCGCGCGGACAGCACATACGCGCCCTCAGACTTCGCCCACAGTTTGAACGCGGTATAGAGGTCTTTCGCCTTGATGAGAGTACGCTTGTTTTTCTCACCGTAGGGATTATTTTCTTCTTCGGGGACACGCACACAGCGGTTTTCGAGGAACTGCAATACAAGGTCGTTATCCCGCTCGTATCGCTCAACAACCTCTGACAAGCTCTTAGACATTGTAAGACCGTTTTCCTTGTACTTGATGTAACCGCGCACGAGCCACATGAAAATGCCGCTCATAGCGTCAAGGGAGGTCAGTTCGTCCTTGAGGTGAGTGTCCTGCTCAGACGGAGAAAAATGCCTGTTGAACTCAATCACCTTGATACGCTGAGACGCGAACAGGGATTTGTCTGTTACCATCGGCAGGTCGTTACAGGAGAGCCACAAGGTAAATTGAGGACGGTATGTGATAGCTGTCTGATAGAGCGCACGAGCGGAGATTTCTTCACCGCCTGTAAGCTGTTTGATTTTCTCCTCGTCCAGTTTGCCGTACTCATTGCTCTCACTCATCGTGACAAACCGCTTGCCCTTGAGTCCGGCAAGGGTAGGGGACGCGGCTTCCGCGTCTTTCTGCCTGTCACCACGGCAAATCATACCGACAGGAGCGACTTTTGCATAATCCCCAAGCATATACTCAATCGTATTGAGGAGGGTACTCTTGCCGTTACGGGTCGTTTTGCCGTGGAGGATAAACATACATTCCTCATTGCTCATACCGAGCATGGAGTACCCAAGAGCGCGTTGCAGGAAGTCAGCTTTATCCTTATCACCCTGTGTAACTTCATCAATGAACTGTTCCCACCGCGTACACTTCACATCACGGCGTACCGTGTGCCGGAAACGGGTTTGCATGGTGAGAAAATCGTCCCACCGTGGTTCTCTGAAAGAATAGTCCTCCAAGGAATATGTCCCGTTGAGACAGTTGATGAGGTAGGGGTTGGAGTCGAAATCCGTAGCAGAAATGCGGAGTTCGCCTGTTGCGTCCTTGAGGATTCTATCTCTCATACGCCTATCACCCATCTTGTTCACGAATGAGGTGTACGCCTTTCGGGTATCATCGTCTGTGATTTCGCCACAGTAGAGAATCATCAAGCGCACAAAGTCCTTGATTTTCTCCGAGACAAGGATTGCACCCTCGTCACGCCGCCACGCACCCTCAAAATAGGTGTACCAACTCTTATGCTCTGTGCAGTACCGCGCTTCGCGGTTGTAGAGCATACCGAACAGGTTTGCCATACCCATTTCCGACCACTCAAAGCCGGAGGAAGTCTCATCAGCGCGTTCGGGGTGGTAGGACTTAATGATATACATTTTATCGGACAGGTCTTCGTCCATAATGCACCTGCCGTTACTCAGCTCAAAAAGCTCTCTGTCACCTGCCATTTACCTCACCTCACTTTTTATCTCCGTACTTCGTAGCCTGTGTTCTCAGCGTTGCCAACTTCTTCTTATACCGCTCGAAATAGCAGAACTTGACTGCTTCCTCGATTTTCTTGGAGTCAAACACAAGAGACTGATGGTCTTCGGAGAGCATAGCTTCCTGTAAGAGATTGTCCAAGAACAAGTTGTAGCGGAACACATCGTTCTTGACGGAGTTATAGGAACTGACGGACAATGTGACCGTGTTGATTTCGTTACTTGCCATTTCTGATTACCTCCACATGGGGCAATGCCCTCAAGATTTCACAAAACTCGCGCCACTCGTCCAGTTTATGACCCTCGCGGTAGTCGAGCATATTCATCACATTCTCGTAGGTCATAGTAACCGTGCGCCGCTGATTGTAACTGGACGGGAGAAGCTGAATCATCTGCCACCAACAGTCCTTATCGTGGGTGACAAGAAAATGCTTTCGCTCCAAGTTCATCACATCGAGAACACCCTGTAACGCGGCGATAGACAGTCCGACAAGATGTTCCGTGCTGAAATCAGAGAGTTCAAACTCCTTTGCGGCGATTTTGTGCATGGTGGAACAGGAATTAGCGGTCGTACCTACCTTGTAGGTGTCAAACTCTTTCCACCAGTACAGCGGAGCAGTGATGTCCATAGCGACAAAAATCTGCCGCAGATACTTTCTGTGCGCGTGTCCCGCCGCAAACAGCTTTCGCATAAGAGTAAGGTCATTCTCACCGATTTCATAGCAGTAATACGGTGTGCAGTCATGCTCTTTCGGGTAGCAGATACCCTCGCGCTCGATACGACCGCATTTGCCGCAGTCAACGGCGTGGTAACTGTCCGACCTGTCCCAACTGTTCAAAGGATTTCTCATACCACGGATAGCGTGTTCAAATCCCCAAACTTCAATGTTTTCTACCTTAATCATTGGTGTTTCCTCCTACCAGTTTATCAAGAATTTGTTCATACAGCGTTTTGTAGAGGTCGCGCTCCACCTCTGTGGGTGTGCTTTTCTGCGGCGCGTTTTCATCAATCCCCCCCCCGACAGGAAACGGGGAGTTGATACCGAGAGACACGAGCAGAGCGTTGTCAATGTTTTTCAGCTCTTTCGTGGTACAGGATTTAATGAATGTGGAAAGCCGTTCCTTTGATACCGTCTGAATGTTCTCACAGAGGGCAGTGGACGGAACGCGGCACATCACAGGGACATGGGTGGGAAGCGGTTTCTTTTCCTGCGAGGTCAAGAATACGATTTCCACATTGGGAGAGTGTCGATTGTTTATGTCGTTGGACACGACTACGCCGGGTCTACCTGCTCTCTGTTCAGAACCCGTGACCGTATAAAACGGCATTATGTAGTAAATGTCACCTCGATAGATTTCTGTCACCGATAAGACCTCCTTTAATCTTCAAGAGATTGTTTCTTGTCTCTTTGTGATTAGATAATAACACGAAAAAGATTAGTTGTCAACACTTATTTTAATATTTCTTATCTTTTTCGTGTTATTTCTCTTTTCACCTGCCGAATGATGATTTCTCCGTCCACATCGGTGAGGAAAGTGAACCAATCCGAGCGGAAGAACCGCTCACACTCCGTAATGCCGGAGGTGTTTTCATCGTCCAACGCAGTACGGTAATTCTTGACCGCTTGCAAAATGATTGCGTTTATAAGCGCGTGATAGGGTTCATATTTCATCGTTTGTACCGTGTCACACTGTTACAGATTGTTTGTATCTCACCCCTGTCAAGAGGAGGGTCACAGGCAACCGTGTTACAGTAAAGCAGTTCGTCATATATCTGTTGCTTACTGTAGCCTTGATTGTGGAGCATACCCGCAAGTGAGGTCAGACAGATATTGCGGCTACCGTTCGGGATTCGAGGATAGACAGGACGGAGCTTGATACGATTGTTTTCGGGCATTTCCCATATCGGGCAGTAGATACGACCACCATAAGCGGCAGTATCTTTTTCTCGCTGAGTTTCGGGAAAATACTTTTCGACAATATACTCAATCGCGCTCTGATTTTCTTCGATAGAGCGAAATAGAAGTGTATCACCCGTCATAATGAAGTACCGGGAGGACTTGTAAATCTCAACACCTGCAAGGTTGTTCTTGCCCTTGAACGGCAAGTCCCCTTTGAGCAGGATATGAAATCCGCGACCACTCTTGGATTTCTCCGTGTAGCTTCGGCATTTGCCGATAATATCTGCCGCAAGAGGAGAAAGAAGTCCGTCCTCGTCATAACCCGTGTCGATGTCCACCCCGACAAATCCGTTGTCGTTAAACACAAACCCACAGTAGTCGTAATGACCGTCTGAAACCGATTTGTGCGCGGTATCGAAATCAGCCCATGTCTGCGGATTAGTGGAGGACGCGGCTTCATTCTCCCATGCTTTCATCGGGACTTTGCTATTGCCACGAGTACAAACCCACTGATTCAGTTTTTTTAGTTCCGCAGGTATGTTCTCGTAGCAGTTCACACAAGTCCCCTCCTTTTTGCAACTTTGCGTTCAAGCTCATTTACGAGCTTCCAAAGAATATCCTGTTTAATCTCCAACGCAACGGACAGGTTGTAGATGTTATTGGGAATCGTATCTCCCTCACGGTAGATAGTGAGGAGCATTTCCCGCTCCTTATCCGTAAAGCCTTTCAATGCGCTGTCACAGGCGAACCAGTTCTTTTTATCCGCGTCACTGCGGAGCTTCGGATTGGCGTGACGGGCGTAGAAACGCATACAGTGTTGGACATATTCGGAGTAAAATGTTCTCATTCCGCAACGCCCTCCGTCTTACGGGGAGCGGACTTCTTAAACACCTCTCCGGCAAAGTACCACTTATCGTCCACATTGATGGGATAGCCCTCAATATCGGACTTCTGCATAGTACCTGTGTCGATAATGTGCTGTGCGGAAGCGACAGCCATCTGATTTTTCACAAAATCCTTGCCCGTCTTGAGCAGAAAAGCAACCTTGCCGTTTGCCGTTTTGAGCTTGTAACTCATTTTGTTTCCTCCTTATTCCATGTGGAAATATCAATACCGTAATCTTTTAGCTTCCGAGAACAGAGCCACGCTTTGTCCTCGTCACCCATTTCGTACCGCTTAACAAGTGCGTCAAGCTCAGTGGAAAAGGAATCGTAAAACGCCCTCAGACGCTTTTTACCGAAACCGAACTTCTCGTGAAGTAGCCACAGGATAACCGCGTCCACCTCGTCAGCGTTTTTCTTGTCGTACTCCGCACACTGTCGGAGGATTTCTGCGTCAATCGCTTTCTGCTCCTTGGCAGAGAATTGAACGCCGAAAATGTGACCGTTCGCTCTCTTGAATACTGCCATCGTCAAATCCCTACCACATGAGACGCAAGCATATCTGCTTGGTGCGTCCACAGGACATTCGGGAAAGCGTGTACGGCGCGGGTGTAATCCCGCCATTCTTCTTTTTCGGTAAACGCACCCATGTGGTAGCGTATACACGCGACTTCCTCATCGGTTAGCGTGAGGAATTGGGAGAGAAGAATGATGGATTTATCACCGTGACCTTTGAAAAGCGTGTTGGGATTATATTCCCAATCAACAATGTGGTCGTGCAAAGCCCCGTCTTTACAACAAGTTCCTCGATACTGGTCGATTTTGCAAAGGTCGTGGAACATACCCACGATGAACGGACTCGCGGGGCGTTTCCACTTGAGAGCGTTCGCCGCCGAAAGCTCCACAAGCAGGTTCATCACCATAAAGGAATGGTCGAACAGACCTCCCGCATAATTACCGTGGTACTTTGTGCTTGCCGGGGCGTTGAAAAATCCGTTTTCACCAAGCCACTTGAGAAAATCGTCTTTGACAATCCCGGCGAGATTGGTACTCATCATAAGGTCAAGGCGTTCTTTATCAGTCATTTTGTACCTCCTCTGTAAACGGCAGGTCACAACATTCCGGGTGATATTGCTGTGTCCACAGCGCACCAAGCATATTCCACAGAAACGCTCTATCGTGTGGTTCGTCCTCGTCACTGCGAATAAACTTGATGTAGTGGCGCACACCGCTGTCGATATAGCAGTGAAGGGGAATACCTTTTTCCCAATTACGCTCACCGTATTTGTTGCAACCGTCCTCATAGTGCTTGGAGACCTCTAACAGAGCCGTATAAAGACTCCCATATCGGTACTCCGCGAAAGACTTGATTGCGGCTACAAGAGAGCTTCTATTGCCGGAACGAACATACTGGTCGATACGGCAGAGAATTTCATCATCAATCATATCGGCTATCACACCGAGCGGGAGCAGGTCACACCTGCCTTTGCCCTCGTTGATGTCTCGTACCGCGCCGGAGTCAAATTCTCTGCGGTTGCCGCTATCCTGTAATTCCATTTACGATACCTCCTTTAGAGGGAGGGGAGCTTTCGCTCCCCATACCCATCAACCTCCGAGCAGTGCGTCAAGGTCGAGACCCTTTTTCGGTGCGGCAGGAGCGGGGGTAGTAGCCTGTTTCTGAGGAGCAGGAGCGGCGTTCTTGTCCTTGCCGAGCGTCAGCGCACGGGACACAGGTTCGGTATCAAAATACTCAGCAGGAGCTTTATCACCGAGATTTGCAAAAGTGACCGTCTTGTTCGGGTCTTTATTGGACGGGAGCTTGGTGTGGACAACCTCCGCTTCAATGAAGTGGTCGATAAGCTCCATCGGGTCAATGTCCTCAAGGGTGTAGTCACCCATAGCGGTCTTGGCAAAATAGGAAAAAGCGTTCAGAGCTTTTTCATTCGGTTCATCGTTCTTGTCCTTGATGGTGAAGCGTTCGGTCTGAGTCATACCCGCCGCGTTCACGAGCTTAAT